AGGCCATGGCCAAGGCTGAAAAGGGCGCTTTGGAACGCAAAGGTGAATATGATAAGGCGCTTAAGATGCAGGAAGAATCGTTTACTGATTTGATTGCGAAGAAAGACAAGGTAATTGACGCACTTGAACAAAAAATGTCTACGCTTGAAAGTAAAATGAAAACAGTATCGGTTGAGCGTTCTTTTTCTAATTCTAGTTTTATCAATGAAGATGTAGCATTATCGCCAAACCGTATGATGCAATTGTGGGGTGACCATTTTGAAGTTACTGAAGACGGTTCTATGAGGGCGTATAACGAACCAGTGTCTTCACGAACCAAGATTTTGTTGCTTAATGACCACGGCAAGCCAGCGTCATTTGACGAAGCCCTTGAAAAGATCATTTCTTCACAGCCAGATTCTTCATTGTTTCTTAAAAGCAAATTAAAGCCCGGTGCCAAGTCATCGTCTGAACAAGCCTCAATAAAAACGCAGGAAAAAGGCGATCAAGATAGTGTATCTCCTGGTTTTGACAGAATAAGAACCGCTATGTCGCAGTTTATGAATAAATAACGAAACATATATACATAGTTGTTCTGTATTTTTTTGTTTTACATCAAATACATGTTGACAGCGCATAACAATTAAACTAAACTATACATAATATAGAAAAGGTTTAATTGGGAGAGAATATTATGCCGTTGTTAACTGTAGAAGCAAATAAGTTGTCGCAATCTTCGCTTGCGCGTGGTGTTATTGAAGAAATCATTGATCGCGACGCTATGTTTGCGCTTATGCCGTTCATGTTTGTCAACGGTAAATCATTCGATTACGTTCGCGAGAATCAGCTTAGTTCTGCTGCTTTTTATGACCCGAATGATGCAATTGTGGAAGATGCAGCCACGTTTACCCGCGTGTCAACTCAATTGCGCATTCTTGCTGGTCAAGTGAATGTGGATCAATTTTTGGACTCGACACAATCTGACGTGCAGGATCAAGCCAGCGTTCAGATTGCGCAAAAGGCAAAGGCAATTCAAAAGTTGTTCAGACAGTCTGTTGCTACTGGTGATAGCACAGCCAATCCAAAACAATTCGATGGCCTTCCTAACCTGACCGACGCTAGTCAAGTTATTGACGCGGATGATAACGGTAATGCTGCTGGTGTTACACTTAATCTTAGCCTTATGGACAAGCTTGGTGACCAAATTCCTGGCGGCCCTGATGCGTTTATTGCACATTCTGCCGTCATTAGGGCTCACAGAGCGCTTGTTCGTGCTTCTGGGGGCACAACCCCTATTGACCAAGGGTTGAAAAACCTTACCGGGCGGGACGTGCCTACGCACAATGGTGTGCCAATTCTGGTTAATGATTTCTTGGCTGTGAACGAAACCTCTGGCGTAGACACCACAACGTCTATTTATGCTGCAAGATTCAATGTCGCTGACGGTCTCCATGGTATTTATGGCGGGTCCACCTCTGCTGGCGTTGCCTTTGATGACTTGGGCACTTCTGAAACGAAGGACGCCCACGGTTACAGACTTAAGTGGTATGTAAGCCTTGTGCTTAGAAGCACCAAGTCTCTTGCTCGTCTTCGTGGTTTAACCAACATTTCCTAATCTGTTGGAAAACATCATTGAACTATAAAAATGGGGTGCAGTGTCACCTCATTTTTATTGACCGTGTAACAACATTGTGTTATCTTGTAATGCGTTTACAATATTAAGAGGTAATGTTATGAAAATTAGAATTGTTGAGCCGGGTTGGAAAACTTTTACTGGTGAGTTTGGGTCATTGATGTTCGAAAATGGCGTTGCCGAATCTGACAGTAAGATAGCTATTGACAGGGTTTCTTCTATTGTTGCTGTTAAAGAGGTTCTGAAAGACGGCAAAAGTGGGTTTGGTGTTAGCCCAACTAATGCTATGATTTATGATAGAGACATGCCACTTCCCTCGCTAGAAAAGCCAGAACCAGCCAAGAGTAAAGTTCGCGCAAGAGCAAAATACTCAAGAAAACAATTGGAAAAAATTGCAGATGAAAAAGGTATAGAAGGGTTGAGAGAGGTTGCGAAAGAATTTTCTGACGTAAAAGACCGTTCTGTTCCAAGACTTATTGATAAAATTCTTGCTGCATCGTTAGAAAGGGCAAGATTAGAGCTTCGGGGTGACTAATGATCTTATTTCAGGCTGATACCGACGTTCCACTGACATTAACCACGCCTACATTTAATGGCCAGAGCATTGTTGCGCCAACATCGGTTCAATATGAGGTCTTTGATGAGAGTGATACGTCAATATCTGCAAAAACAAATGTTCCTGGTTATGTAGATGGAGCCACTTTCCTTGTTGTTATTCCTGCCTCTTTTAATTCTGTTATTGCTGGAACTCCAATGGGCGCAAGAACCGTTCGTGTTTATTTTACTCACACTAATGGAAACTTCATAGTTGAACAAACATATCTTCTCAAACCGGCGACAAGGTTGATACGAATGACCAATACGTTTCTGACATTGCCGGAAGCGGCTGTCTTGAACGCTGCAAAGGTGAATTTGTCAAGTTGGGATGCGGCCACAGATGACGTTAAGACCTCTGCCCTTGCGGAATCTTTTGATGCAATCACCGGTTTACCATTTGCAAGAACCTTTATTTCAAGCTTTACGCATGTTGGGGGATTGTTTCCATTACCTGTTGGTGGCTTGAAGTATGCAACCATAACAGATTGGAACGATTGGGATGATTTTTTTAAGGCCGACTTGCAAGACGCTCAATTGATTAATGCTGATTGGCTTATCAAGAACGATCAGGTGCAACAAAAACGAAGGGATGGTGTGATTTCAGAAACCATTGGTGAGGTCAAGATGTTCTTTTCCTCCAAGGCGCCTATTAAATATGCCGTTTCTGAAACCGCCTTCAAGGTTTTGGAAAAGTGGCTTCAATCTTCTTTTATGTTAACAAGGGTGTAATTGATCATGATAATGCACCCGAACGATACGTGCAATTTATACAGGAACCTTGGTTTTGATAAATATGGAAAAAAAACTTTTTCTGTAGCGGAACTCATTAAGTGTGTTTTGATTTCTAAGAATATTGATTTGGTTGTTTCTTCTGTCAGGGCTGATGCGGACGCCTCTCGTGGCAGAGCAGAGGTATTGAATGGACAGGCCAGAATATTGGTGCCACCAGAAGCAAATCCGTTGGTTGGTGATTATGTTGAATTACATGGGGAATGGTTTGAAATTAAGTCTATATTTCCAAGACGTTCTTTGTTTGGTAAATTAGACCATTGGCAGATTGATTGCCGTCCGGGGAAGGCATTGTCATGGGCGGTATAAAGTGGCGCGCGGGTTCATCGCCAGAAGATTTGGGGAGAAAATTTAAACGCGCGTCTGTTGAAGTAAAGAAAAAAGCAGAAGGGGTGATGAGAAGTCATGCTCTTATCATTAAAAAACAAAGTCAACTTAACGCACCTGTAGATACACACAATCTTGAAAAATCACATCACATTAGAAAGCGAAGATTAAAAAGTGGCATTTCTTATAGGGTTTTTGTAGAAGGCGGTAACAGGGTCAACATTTATGCGCAAATTATGCATGATGGACATTATAATTTGGGACCAAAATCACAAAAAAAACAGGCTGCCAATCCAGATAACATAGTTGGCAGGCAATATTTGAAGAGGGCTATAGACGACGACAAAGAAGCTTTGTTAAAGGATTTGGATAAAGCATTGAGCGAGGGATTCAATAAATAAATGAAGTGGTTTGAGGACATACACAATTATCTGGTTACAAATCTGCCATCTAATTTAAACAAGAACGTGTTTATTTATGAATTGCCGATGGGTCAATCGAGTCCTAGCATCTTAATCTTGCCGCCGTCTGCTGGCGTTGTTAATGATAAAGAGATATCAGGGTTCTACAAGGCCGACTTTTCTGTCATTGTTCAAGATGTGGATCAGGAAAGCGCGTATGACGTGGCTATTGTGGTAATGAATACGTTGACGATAAGGCAGAAAGTGTCAATGAACATATCTACATACAAAGCGATCGTTCCAACAACCTTACCAATAGTTTTTCCTCGTTTGGATTCAGACAATTACGAAGCGTCTGTTAATTTTGAAACATATTTTACCTTTAACTAAAAAACAGGTGGCGTTAATACCCGTCGTGTGTTACAATATGATAATAAATTATTGGAGAGTGAAATGGGTGTAGTTACAAATATACAAGTTGGTCCTTGTACTGTTACTTATGGTACCACAGATTTGGGTTTTACCAAAGGTGGTGTAGAAGTCAGTATTGGCCAATCAACACATGAAGTACAAGTTGATCAATTTGGAGAAACGGTCCTTGATGAATACATTACTGGCCGTAGCATTACTGCCAGAGTTCCAATGGCAGAAACTGATCTGAATAATCTTTTGCTTGCTTTTCCAGGTTCCAGTTTGGTGGTTGATGCTGTAGACCCAACCAAGAAACGGTTGGAAATCACTAGTCAAACTGGTAGAGACTTGTTTAGTGATGCGTTGGCGCTTACTTTGCATCCGCAATATGACGGCGCATCTGTAGCAAATGATTTGAACATTTACAAGGCTGTTCCCACTTCTTCCATTGATTTCTCTTATGTCGCTGACAATGAAAGAATTTAC